CCTCCACTAAAAGCGTAATTATTAATTATTTGTAAAGCATCTTCGAAAGCAACTTTATTATACATTTCTTTAGTGTGGAAATTATCAACAGATGATGTAGCTATAACAGGCTTATCATTCACTGAATAAATTTCAAAATCTAATACTCTAGCCCCTTGAGCAATACAAGTTTTTAAAGCACATTCATTTACCCAGTCATTTTTAAATTGTCCTCCACAACAACAATTATAGGCGGTTTTAATATAATAATCACGAAGTAAGTATTTATATGCTGCATCGTTTGGATTAAATGATGATAATTTGGGAAAGCTACTATATATTTTTGATAAATTATCACAATTGGCATTATTTAATTTCATCTTATGAGTCGTATAGGAAAATAAGGCAAATATTATCAGTGCTAGTAGAAGATAAGAGATATATTTAATCATAGTGGCTTTATTTTGTTCTAAATTTAATTTTGAAAACAATTGTTTTGCTTTTTCGATCATACTTATATTAAGTTATGAAAAAATTCTTTAATAAAAAATTAACAGTTTTTCACTAAAGATAAGATAATATTATTAAGCGAAAAAAAAAGTTAAATAATATTGTAGATTAGTATATATATATATAGATTATGGCAGGAGGATTATTAAACATAGTAGCTTATGGAAATCAAAATGTATATTTAAATGGAAATCCCTCAAAAACTTTTTTTAAAACAACATATAAAAAATATACTAATTTTGGTTTACAAAAATTTCGAACCGATTTCGACGGGTTGCGTAATTTAAGAATGAATGAATCATCGTTATTCACTTTTAGGATGAAACGATATGCGGAATTATTAATGGACACATATTTAGTAGTAACATTACCTACCATTTGGAGTCCAATATATCCACCACAAGACTGTTCTAGTAATTGGGCACCTTATGAATTTAAATGGATTGATAATTTGGGAACACAAATGATTGAAGAAATTGAAATCTCTGTAGGTGGGCAAATATTAAATAGATATTCCGGAGCTTATTTATTAGCACAAGTTCAGCGTGATTTTTCTGTTACAAAAAAAATTTTATATGATAATATGACTGGAAATACTCCTGAATTAAATGATCCAGGTAATTGTCTTGGTCGTGTTAATCAGTATCCAAGTGCTTACTTTACTACTAATCCAGTGGGTCCAGAACCATCCATTCGAACAAGGAAACTATATATTCCTATTAATTTTTGGTTTACCTTGGCTGCTAAAATGGCATTTCCATTAGTAGCACTTCAATATAATGAATTAGAAATAAATATTCGTATTCGTCCAGTTCAAGAATTAATAATGATTCGTGATGTAACTGATCAAGCTAATAAATTTCCATATATTCAACCCAATTTTAATCTTGCCTTACAACAATTTTATCGTTTTCTACAACCACCTCCCGATATTTCATTAAATGGTCTGAGTGGAATAGGTGCTTCTTATAATGATAGACGAACGAATTGGAATGCGGATATTCATATAATATCTACTTATGCTTTTTTATCTGAAGAGGAATCCAAAATATTTGCTGCTAAGGAACAAAGATATTTATTTAAATCTATCTATGATTGGAAATTTTTTAATGTCACTGGTAATCAGCGAGTAAAATTAGACAATACATTAGGAATGGTATCTTCATGGATGTGGGCATTTCAAAGAAGTGATATTAATCTAAGAAATGAATGGAGTAACTATACGAATTGGCCATATACAGATGTTATTCCCCAACAATTAGGTTTTGGGGAGGCTTCTGGTCATTGGTTTTTACCTTGTCTTTCAGGTGGAATTGGACCTGGTTTTGACCCATCTGGTAATCAGGACACTGGCTACATGATTACAGGAGATTATAATCCTGATAATCAAAAAAATATATTAATGAATCTAGGAATATTATTAGATGGTAAATATAGAGAAAATGTATTAGATGCTGGCGTTTTTGATTATGTGGAAAAATATGTAAGAACACCAGGTAGTGCCCCTGATGGTTTATATAATTATAGTTTTGCTTTATCCACTGACCCATTTGATTTTCAACCTTCAGGAGCTATGAATATGAGTAAATTTACAGACATTCAATTAGAATTTACTACTTATCAACCTACATTAGATCCTTCTGCTCAATTTTATACAATTTGTGACCCGGTGAGTGGAGAAGTAATTGGTGTTAATAAACCAAATTGGAAAATTTATGATTACAATTATAATTTAACTGTTCATGAAGAGAGATATAATATTTTAACTTTTATTGGTGGTAATTGTGGCTTAATGTATGCCAGATAAATAGGATAAATAGGATAAATATATTGATAATACTAAATATATTTATTTATCGTAGAGATGAATTACCAGTTCCACTTAAACCAGTTTTTCTAGGGGATCCGTATTCAGTTTCTCGTTTATTGAATACATTATTCGTTATTTTAGGTGTTTTTGTATCATTTAATTTACAATTTAATCCTTTGTATGGATTTGCGGTCCAAGCCGTATTGGCGGAATATGTTCCACAATCAGAAAACATACCTGTTGGCGTTTTACGACAAGGAAATTTAACTGTAAATTTATAATCATTCGGATATTCAAATTCAGTTGTTGGTAAAATATATTTACCATCTTCCCCAGCTGGAAAATTACCTAATGTATCTGTTGTTTCTCTCACAAATGGTTGTGGATTACTCGGTTTTAAATTATTAATATCTTTATTAGTATATCCATTACTTACTACTTTCATTTGTGTGCTTGTCCAAATTTTGGGATCCATCGTTCCAATTGGATTCGCACCAGGTGGTTGTATGATATTATTAACTTCTTTAGGTGTAAATGATTCTAGAGATGAACCCATAAACACATATTTTTGGAAATTATATTGATGATAAATAAAATAACAAAATATTAATATTACAAAAAAAAGAAAAACATTTTCGTCCATATATTTATCGATAGATTAAATTATATATCTTTTAAATTTAATCTATTTTGTTATCTGACAGTGGTTTTTTTAGTTTTCTTAGTTTTTGAACTTTGATGCTTAGTTTTTGAACTTCGATGCTTAGTTTTCTTAGTTTTCTTAGTTTTCTTACTAATTAATTTATCTACATATCTAGATTTACAATGTTCATACAATTTTTTATCAGTAATGTATTTTTCTATCCCTGGAGTAGTAAATTTTTGTATATTTTTTAAGGATGAATAATATACATCTAATTCTTCTCTAACTCTATTTCCGGCAGCGGCTTTATATGCATCAGGAACTAAATGTTTAGGTAGAAATATAATTCTATCCATCAATAATTTTTTCAATCCTTCAAACTTAGATTTTTTTTTATTGGAATTTATAAAATTATCGATATCTTTTTTAGTAATTTTATTTGTCTTGAAATAGTGTGTCACTTCTTTTGGATAAATACCATTTGTTTGTTTTAATAGTTCTCCCAAAATAATACTTTTATATACATATTGTTCACTTTGATCCACTCCTATTAATTCCGGTGAAAAAATATCATAACAAATAGAATTCACTGTAAAAAATAATTTTAATGAATCTTGCCAATAACCTTTAAGACGTTGAATAATATTTTCAATACTACCTGATACATATACATTATTCTTTTCTTTATCAGAAAAATAATTTAAACTATTCAATGTTGTTCCTGAATCTTTATATTTTTTTCCTAATTTAATGTCGTGGTCATTAACTACAAATTTAATATTAGAAGGAACTTGAAAATCTGTTTTAATAAATTCTACTAAATTGTTCAACATGTGAATTCTGTCTTCTTCTTCTACGCATCTTACCCATGGTTTATTATAATATTTATTCGTTGGGACAAAATGATATTCTATATTTATTTTATTATCAAATTTAGAGGATATATAAGTTGCTGTATTAAATGCTAATTTTCCTACAGCTCGGGTAGGAGGAGAAAATACTCCCCCATCCCATATATAAATAGTTTTCGTTGGCATATTATTCTTATACTATACGAACAATTTATTCTATTTAATAATTATATTTATTAAATATATATATATAATGATTATGTCTCAAATAATGGCAAAGAAGATTGTAGGAAAAGATGATACAGAAAAAGACAATACAGAAAAAGACAATACAGAAAAAGACGATACAAAATCTAAGACAAATGAATGGGGATCATTTGGAAAGAGTGTTTTACAAATATTTATTCAAATATTAATACTTGGATTGTTAGGAGCAAATTTTGTTTATTTTACTAGAATAAGTTTAGATTCATTCTTTCCAAGTGAACCAGCACAACAACCTTATGTAAATGAAACTAAATCAGGAAATAAATTACCTCCTGTATGTTCTCCTAGCAAAAAGTCAGTTAAAGAAGTAGCATCATCTGTTAAAGCAGCGGCATCATCTGTTAAAGCAGCGGCATCATCTGTTAAAGCAGCGGCATCAGCTACAGCAGATCATTGGATGGATGCTGCAAGGAAAAAAGCAGCAGCCGTTAAAAAAGCAGCGACTGAATCAGTACCAGCAAAAGCAGCGACTAAAGCATCAGAACAAAAAGGAGGTGGAAAGAGTAATAGTGGTTGTGGTATTCCTATTGATTTCTGTCAAAGTGATTTATTTAAAAATAAATATTTTAGTGGAATGTTTGAATATGGATTTCCTTACTCAATGGAAAGCAAAGAAGATACATTTGGTGGAATCATATCCAATTGGTTTGTTAATAAGGTGAAATATTCATATATTTGGTTACGACAAGTAATAAACGCAATTATTAATTTTACGGGTTCTACATGCGCAATGGCTCCTGATTCAATGAAATCGATAGTTCCATTTATATTAGGTCCTTTTGCTATATTATTAATTATAGGTATAGCTTCAATGTGGTGGCTTCCTACATTAATTAGTATGTTTTGGAATGAGGACCAAGAATGGAAGGGATTCCTTATCTCTATTCTTGGATTATTCTTTGGATGGACATGGTTTATTCCAATTGTTTTGTCATTTATTCAAATGATTGGAATAATGTTTAGTTTTATTGTATTACCACCTTTATTAAATGGTAAAAAAATAATGGAAATTATAGGAGAGAAATTTAATAGTTATTACTTAACACTATTATTTTTAATTTTATTAATAGTATCTGCTTTTTCTAAATTAAATCCAATTATTGCTATTGTAATGACCTTGGTATTCTTAAAACATATGATTCCACCTGGAATGAGTCCATTCGCAAAAAAAAATGAAAAATGAAAAAATAAATAATAACAACTACTAAATATAATATAAATATAAAATTGAATAATATTTATATTATGGGTAAAAATAAGAACAAGAACAAGAACAAGAACAAGAACAAGAATAAACCACAATCATCATCTAATTCTCAATCCAATTCTCAATCCAATTCTCAATCCAATTCTCAATCCAATTCTCAATCCAATTCTCAATCCAATCCTTCAAATAACGAAAATAGTCTTGAAAAATATCCTTTTGTAAGTGTTTGTACACCTACTTTTAATCGACGACCATTCATTGAAGGAATGATTAAATGTTTTGATCACCAAATTTATCCAAAAGATAGAATGGAATGGATTATTATTGATGATGGCACGGATAAAATAGAGGAGTTAGTAATAAATCATCCAAATGTAAAATATTTCAAATATGATGATAAAATGACATTGGGTAAGAAGAGAAATTTATTACATGAAAAAAGTAAAGGAGATATTCTTGTATATATGGATGATGATGATTATTATCCTCCAGAAAGAGTAAGTCATGCTGTGGAAAAATTACAAGTGGATAAAGAAGTATTATGTGCCGGTTCTAGTGAAATTTATATATATTTTAAACATATTGAAAAAATGTATAAATTTGGTCCTTATGGACCGAAACATGCTACTGCAGGAACATTTGCGTTTAAAAGAAAATTAATTGAAAATCATAGATATGATGATAATGCTTGTTTAGCAGAAGAAAAAGAATTTTTAAAAAATTACACAGTTCCATTTGTTCAATTAGACCCCGAAAAGGTTATTCTTGTGTTTTCTCATAATCACAACACATTTGATAAACGAAAATTATTGGAAAATATCCATCCAGACTATATTAAAGAATCCAATAAACCTGTATCTGATTTTGTAAAACAAGATGATTTGAAAGATTTTTATATGAATATTGATTCATTACTTCAATATTATAGTCCTGGTAAACCCATTATGAAACCTGATGTATTGGAGCAAATGATTAAACTTGAGGAAACTA